GAACTATCTAAAAATTCTATTGGCGGTACAGAGATGATGCGAAAGCGTCTAATCGATAACGTTGCAAAAGAATTACTAGAGCCATATGCGATTCACTTTTCACGTCCAAGGGATATTCCCACGGATGTTAAAAATATCATGTATTGCCACGACCTAGCGCACGATCCTGAAAACCAAATCTTGTTAGATGGTGGATACGATAAATTTGATCACTTTGTTTTTGTAAGTGCTTGGCAGCGTGATTCATATATTACGCTCTTTGATATTCCGTATTCTATGTGTTCTGTTATTCCAAATGCTATTGAAAAGCGTTATGAAGCAGAAGAGAAGAATACTGAAACGGTTCGATTCATCTATCACACAACACCACATCGTGGTCTAGAGCTTTTAGTTCCAATCTTTGATGCACTATCAAAAGAGTATCCAAATATTCATCTTGATGTGTATTCATCTTTTTCTATCTATGGATGGTCTCAGCGTGATGAACCATACAAAGACTTGTTTACTCAGATCAATAATCATCCCAAGATGACTTATCACGGTTCAGTATCAAACGATGAAGTACTAAAAGCCTTAGATAACGCGCACATCTTTTTGTATCCAAGTATCTGGCAAGAAACATCTTGTATCGCACTAATTGAAGCAATTAAAAGCGGTCTAGTATGTATTCACCCTAACTACGGTGCTTTACCAGAAACAGCAGCTAACGCTACAATCATGTATGATTACGATGAAAATCCAACCAAGCATGCTAATCTAGCTTATGGTATCACCAAGAGTGTCTTAGAACACCAGAAGAATGATCCTGCGTTTATCAACCGATTCACTCGATCTGATCGCTTTGGGCTTGTTCCTAATGACATCAATACGTTTTCTAACCTATGGACTAAACTCCTTAGGCAATCCGCAATCGATTAAAAATAACTGTTGACATTATAGCCTACATGGTTTATTATAGATCATGTAGGTTAAACAAATAATGAGAAATTAAATCATGGCAATCTTAGTAGATTACAACCAAGTTATCCTAGCTTCGCTTTTTGCAAGTATAGGAAATCACACCGACGTAGCGGCTGATGAGAATATCATCCGTCATATGTTCCTTAATTCAATTCGATCTAATCGTAAAAAGTTCTCAGCAGAATATGGTGAAATCATCATCTGTGCTGACGGCAAAAATACGTGGCGCAAAGAAGCGTATCCATACTACAAAGCTAATCGTAAAAAATCTCGCGATACATCAGGCTTAGATTGGAATGCACTATTTGGTATTATGAACAACCTTCGTGATGAGCTACGTGAATTCTTTCCGTATAAAGTAATTCACATTGATCGTTGCGAGGCTGATGATATCATCGGTACCATTTGTCACCAAGAAGGCACTGAGCTAAATATGGGTGCTGAAAAAATGCTTGTTCTTTCAGCTGACAAAGACTTCATTCAATTACAAACATATGCAAACATCGACCAATACGATCCTATTCGGAAGCGTTGGTTGCGTGATGATCGTGCAGATTTATATCTTCAAGAGCATATTCTAAAAGGTGATACTGGTGATGGTGTACCAAACATTCTTTCTCCAGATAACTGTTTAGCTATTGGTGAACGTCAAAAAGCAATGACTCAAAAGCGTCTGGCGTTGTACAAGCAAGGTCCTGAAGCTATGGATGAAGAAACTCTACGCAGATTCCATCGTAACAAAATGATGATTGATCTTAAAGAGATTCCTCAGAAATACCAAGATCTAATCAAAGCAGAATATAACGTAGAAAACACTGTAGGCCGTGGGCAACTATTCAACTACTTTGTTAAGAACAAACTCAAGCATCTAATTACAGATATACAGGACTTTTAAAATGGCAGTACGAATTTCTATTACCGAAATTATTACAGGTGCAGGCTCTAAGAAATCAGTTACTGATAAAGTTGATTTTCTTAGAACAAATGATACACCTTCACTTAGAGTTGTGCTAAAGTATACATATGATAAGAGTATTGAGTTTTTGATTCCAAATACTCCACCACCGTGGGAAAAGAATCAATATGAAGACGAAGCAAAATCATTGCTTTATACAGAAGCTCGTCGTCTAAAGATTTTTGTCAAGGGTGGCGGATATGATAACTTGAATCAAATCAAACGTGAACAATTGTTCATAAGCTTGTTAGAAGACGTAGATAATGATGACGCAGAAACTCTCTGCCAAATGATTACCAAGGTGCCTTTCAAAGGGTTATCTATGGCGACTATTAAAGAAGCATTTCCAGATCTAATTGTAGAGTAATAAGGGTACTAAAATGGGCGACAAAATCAAGAAGTTTCGCGAACGCTATGAAGACGATGAGTGGGGTTCTGACGACGACAACCGTGGCAAGAGTAAAGAGAAAAAGAAGCGCCAGCGGGATGAATCTAGGAAGCACAAGTTCTCTGATCGTTGGTTTGACGAAGATATGAATATTAAGCGCAAAAAAGACTAAAAAACTTGCAATTAAAGTGAATTAACTGTTGACAACTCCTTTGGTTTGTATTATAATAGATATAAGAAATGAGGAAAGGGATTAACATAATCTAGTAAAAAAACTTGAAATTAAATCAAATTAATGGTTGACAAAGGTTTTAGAATAGGTTATAATAGTCTTACAAACACAAACCAAAAGGATTACATCATGACTAAGTTCGCACAATTTGACAAAGTTACTCTTAAAGCTCTTCGCGCTGAAATGCAAGAAGTAATGAACAAGTACGCTGTTAAAGCTAATCTAGAAATTGAAGTTGGAAACATGAGCTTCTCAAGTGCAGAAGTTAATATCAAGGTAAGCGCTAAAGTTAAAGGTGCTGTTACTATGACTGACACGATGCTTATCTCAGCTGCTAAAGGCCTTGGTATTACTAAGTTCAAGAATGCTAAAGGTGATCAATTGGTTAAGTACAATAGCCGTTCTTACAAGTACCCTTTTGTATATGCAAAGACAGATGGTAAAATGTACAAGTGTGATGGCGCTCAAGCAAAACGTTTGTTTGCTTAAGTTATAAGGAGGCTGTTAATTCAGTCTCCTTTTTTTATGAATATGAAATGAGAAGAAAGAATATATGATGAATATTAGTGACAAAGTGATCTTAGTAGATGTTGACGGCGTATTGCTTGATTGGATCTACGCATTTACACAGTGGATGGAACGCCACAATTACGAACAAATGAGTGATACCGATGATGAGTACGATATTAGTATCCGATATGGTTTAGGTAAAGTTGATAAAGAACGTGTTGTACGCATGTTTAATGAATCAGCTGGTATTCGTAAACTACCTCCTTTGCGTGATGCAATTAAATACGTTCGTAAACTGCACCAAGACCATGGTTATGTTTTCCGTGTAATTAGTTCTCTAAGCTTAGATACTTATGCAGGACATCTTCGTACTAAAAACCTCATTGAAATGTTTGGTCCAACCGTATTTGAAAGTTATGTGTATCTTGATACAGGCGCTGATAAAGATGAAGCACTTGAAAAATATCGTGATAGTGGTTGTTTTTGGATTGAAGACAAAGCAGAGAATGCTGAGCTTGGTATTGAACTAGGTTTAGAATCAATCCTTGTAGATCACACTTTCAATCAAGAATGTACAGTACGACGTGCAAAGAATTGGAAAGAAATATATGGAATTATTACTGGGAATTAACCAGTAGCTGGCAAACCCGCATTATAAATAAAGTTATAATGCAGTTACATCATCTTTTAACAACTTGAAAGCTGACCTTGTATTATAGGTTGGCTTTTTTTATATTATAAACAAAGGAGAATGTATGCCCCTTTATACATTTCAAGATACAAATGTTACTAACGACCCTCTAGACAAAGAATCGCGCGTTGAAATCTCAATGCGTATATCAGAACTTGACAATTTCAAGCTCGAAAATCCCCACATGAAACAACTAATTGTGTCTGCACCATCTATTGGTGACAGTCATCGCCTTGGTCGAATTAAACCCGACGAAGGTTTTCGTGATGTTCTAAAAAACGTTAAGGCGCACCACCCAGGATCACGAAAAAAGGACGGTGCGAAAAATACCATCAACACTTGGTAGTACACCAAAGGAGAGTTATCAATGGCAGCTAAGCAACGTAGGTTATCTCGTAGAGAAAAGCAACGACAAGAAAGAGATCAAGAACATATGGTCACTATTCTGAATGCAAATTTTGGAATGCGAGAGATACGACCAATGACTAGAACTCAATCCGATATGTTTGAATCGTACAAAGAAGGATACAACATAGCAGCTATCGGAACCGCAGGTACAGGTAAGACAATGTGTGCAGTATATCTAGCACTACAAGATGTGATGAAAAAAGGTGGATACGAAAAAATCATCATAATTAGATCAGCAGTTCAAACCCGAGAGCAAGGGTTTATGCCAGGAAGTAAAGCTGAAAAAGAAGCTTTGTATAGTGTTCCTTATTCGGACATCATTAACGATCTGTTTGGTCGCAAAGATGCGTATAAGATTCTAGAACAAAAAGGCATGATTGAGTTTATGACGTCCTCATTTGTACGAGGGTTAACATTCGATAACGCAATTATCATTGTAGACGAATGCCAGTCAATGACATACCACGAACTCGATACTATCATTACCCGCACAGGCGAAGGATCAAAGATTATTTTCTGCGGTGACACGATGCAAAACGACCTTTCAATATCACGCAACAAAGCAGACGTCTCTGGTCTTGCGGAATTCTTAGGTGTACTTAAGAGAATCAATTCATTTGAGACTGTTATGTTTACACCAGAAGATGTTGTAAGATCAGGTCTTGTAAAAGAATATATACTAGCAAAGGAGCGGTTCTTAGAATCTGCTGCAGCATAAATAGTATTATGGGAATGGCCTTCGGGTCATTCTCACTTTAAAGGAAAGAACAATGCCATTTTCTCCAGTTTGTACAAATGTAGATACACATTTTGGACATGCTAGTCCAACGCCAAACCCAGTCCATAAGACTCCATATGTTGCAACACAATTTTTAGTTACTGCTATGGGAGCACCTATAATTACTGTAGGTGACTTAACCGCGTGCAAAGATCCAGTTGTTGGGTTTTCTACGTTGGTAACAGTAGGTGGTAAAGGTGTGCATCGGCAATTTGATGCAACTGGTGGACATGGCACCTTTGTTGCAAATGCAGCTGCTACTGGTAGACCATTAGTAAAAGCTGGCGGCTAGCATGGCAAATCCAGATTATGCAACGTTATTAGCACTAATAGCGGCAGAAACAGACCCAACAATTAAAGCTCAATTAGAAGCACAATGCTATGTGTTTACTGAAGAGTTAACACCAGAAGAAATAGAGCTTTTTGAATATTGCGCGTTTGACTACATTGAAAACAACCCAGGTTATATTGCAGGCTCCGGTGATATTGGGCTATACGTGTTACCAGACTATGTACTCGACGATTATATAAATATAGCTACAGAAGCTGGGTTGTACATGGAAGCGGGATACGCATTAGACGGATACGTTGAAATTATAGCAGCTGAAGCTAATTCAGGATTTAGTTCATACGCAGGCGTATACTACAATAATAACGGGGAAACGACGTAATGGCAATTACAAAAAGAAGCGATAAAGGTTCAGCCTTAACGTATACAGAGATGGACGATAACTTTGATGCGATCGCTCCTCGTTCAAGTGTAAGCGGATCAGTTCAGATTCCAGCTGGTACTACTGGCGAAAGAGATGTTACACCTGCAGTTGGTATGTTCAGATATAACGAAGATACTAATGCGTTTGAAGGTTACCAAAACGGCGCTTGGCAAGGTATCGGCGGTGTTGGAAGTGGTGACGTAAACCAAAACGCGTGGACAACTATAGCAGTAGCAGGACAAACTAATGTAGTAGCAGACACAGCAACAGACACTGTAGAAATTATTGCTGGTACTAATGTTACGATAACAACAGACGCGTCTGGAGATAGTATTACTATTAACTCTTCAGGTGGCGGTGGCAGCAGTTTTGACGGAGCTTATTCCAGTTTATCTGGCATACCTTCTTCTTTCCCTCCAAGCGCTCACAACCAAGCATGGGGAACGATCACAGCAACTCCTACAACACTAGCAGGATATGGTATTACCGACGGTGCTACTGGTGTTCAAGGCATCACAGGTCTTCAAGGTGTTGAGGGTTCTCAAGGTGATATCGGACCTGACGGAGCACAAGGTACCAACGGAATTGGCATTAGCGGTAACCAAGGTGTACAAGGTATTCAAGGCGAAGTTACTGGAGTAGTTGGACCACAGGGTACTCAAGGTATTATTGGTTTAGGTATCCAAGGTGATACTGGTGCGACAGGATTCGGTGCTGACGGTATTCAGGGTGCTCAAGGTACAGACGGCAGCCAAGGTACAGGCGGCGGCGATGGAGATCCAGGTGAGCTCGGTAACCAAGGTGTTCAAGGATCTGCAGGATCTGTTCAAGGCTTACAAGGTACTGATGGTCCTCAAGGTACCGATGGTCCTGAAGGGTTTGGTATTCAAGGTTTCCAAGGTACTACTGGTATTCAAGGTGACTTAGGTTTCCAAGGTACTGATGGTCCTGCGGGATTCGGTTCTCAAGGTATTCAAGGTATTCAAGGTGATCTTGGTCCAGCTGGTACAGGTTCTCAAGGTATTCAAGGTATTCAAGGTGATCTTGGTATTCAAGGTAATCTTGGTCCAGAAGGTCCAGAAGGTGCTGGCGCCCAAGGTATTCAAGGTTTGCAAGGAACAACTGGTTTTGGTATCCAAGGTGCTGATGGTGTTGGTGATACAGGTGCACAAGGTATTCAGGGAGATCAAGGTTTCCAAGGTGCTACAGGAAACACTGGTATTCAAGGTCTACAAGGTGAAGCATTCCAAGGCGTACAAGGTATCCAAGGATTAATTGGCTTTGGCTCACAAGGCGTACAAGGTATAAGTACTCAAGGTATCTCTGGTGCTGATGGAGTTGGTGACCAAGGAAACCAAGGTGTTCAAGGAATGCAAGGTACCCAAGGTATTATAGGCATCACTGGCTTACAGGGCGTCCAAGGTATGCAAGGTACTCAAGGTATCCAAGGTGTTCAAGGAATGCAAGGTTATCTTGGTCCACAGGGCATAACAGGAACTGGTCAAGATGGTATTCAAGGTGCCGGTGGTATTCAAGGTGATCTAGGTTTCCAAGGTCCGCAGGGCCCACAATCAATTCAAGGTACAACCGGCACCGGCATCCAAGGCAATAACGGTACTCAAGGTACAACGGGTCTAACCGGCGCCGGCATCCAAGGCAATGACGGTGCTCAAGGTCTAACGGGTCCAACCGGCATCCAAGGAGTTCAAGGTTTACAGTCTATCCAAGGTTTGCAAGGTACAACGGGTCCAAATCCACTGTTTGCTGCTAATGAAGATACTCCTACTGCTCAACCTATAGCAACAGGTTCAAACGCAATTGCGCTAGGCGACTCATCAGATGCTTCGGGTGCTGACTCACTTTCGTTTGG